ACATTCCTATCGGGGTATGGCGAAATAATCAAATCACGCAATAACCTTCGCATTCACGACATCTCCGGGTATAAAAATTGATAAATAACATAAAGAAATATATATAATTATTAAATAAAACCAGAAGTGGATATGGTTAGAAATCTAACCGGCGGAACAAAAACAAAGGGCATTGCTAGAAAACATCAAGTCAAATCATCAAATGGATTTATTAGATTACCACAATGTGAAGAAGAACAATTTGCATATGTATCTAGAGTATTAGGTAATGGTATGTGTGAAGTTTTCATTGATGAAAAACAACGATTAATCGCGCATATTCGTAATAAATTTCGCGGAAGACAAAAAAGACATAATATGATATCGCCACATATGATTGTATTGGTTGGACTTCGTTCGTGGGAATCAACTCTTAAAAATTGTGATATTCTGTATGTATACGACGACAATGAAATAAATCAACTAAAAATTAGACCCGACATCGGAATTGATAACGTGATCAATTTACAGAATGCAAATGCTATAGTAAAGACAGCGGTTGACAACGACGGCACTTTAGTATTCAACGACGAACCTGAAGTTATTTCAAATAACATAATTACCGAAGATTCTACCCAATACGAAGGTTTTAACGCAGGAAACGATATAGATCTTGATGACGTGTAAAGAATAAAAATTATAATATTATTATATTTTTTATTGAAATTAAATGTTATTTATATCAACTACTCGATCCATATAAGGCATAATAGAATTATCGTGTGTAATAACCATTATTGTTTTCCCTTCTGTCTCGTGTAGGACAAAATCTATAACCTTTGTAATTGTATGTTTATCGAGACCAGCTAAAGGTTCGTCTAATATTACAATACTTCCTTTCTTTAGTATACCTCTCATTAATATAGTTAATTTCTGCATGCCACCGGATAAGTTGCCTCCATTCAAACCTGCATTTGCATTCACACCGCCAGGCAGATCTGAAAATACTGTATCTAACTTATATTTTTTAAGTTTTGCTACAATTTCTTCTTCAGTAAAGTCATTACCATATTTCATATTATATAAAATAGTATCCTCAAATAATTGCGTTCGTTGATTGATATAGTTGACATTATTACGTAAATAATCTATATCCATTTCATTGATATCAATCCCATCAATAGTAATTTTTCCAGATTCTGGTTTATACAATCCAACTAACATTTTCATTAACGTTGTTTTACCGGAACCAGATCTACCCATAATGCCTATTTTTGTACCACCAGTTAATTTTAAGTTCAAATTGTCAAATAAAACATCCTCAGTATTTTTATCATATCTGAAAACAATATCATTGAATTCTACATTTCCTTTTGTTATACCACTTTTAATATGCCGCTTTGATTTGTCGATAAATATATCCTTCATGAAAGGCTTTGCTGAATCAATAATCCCCAATTTGTATATTATATTATGGATATAACCACTTGTTATAGAGGTTGCATCTCCTAATATATTTCCTAAAATTATAATAATTGCAATTGTTCGAGCAGTAGACAATTTACTTTTTTTCAGATAAGTATAAATTAAGTATAAACAAGTAAAATAACCGAATACTGCAATACAATTACTAGATGTAATTGCTATATTTTGAACGAACATAATATGTCTCATCATTTCTCTTCCTTTGTCCTCTACATCCTTGTTATGTTGAATATCATTGTCTGATTCGTTATTAATATAAATATTCATTAGGTTATCAAGACTATTTTGAATGCCCTGATTTACAACTTCATTCATATAATTTTCACGCTTACCTACAGCATCAATTAAATATAATCCTGAACAATACATTATTATAGATGCAAGAGTTAAAGAAGTTAATAGAACAGACCCCAATTTTAAATCACTGTATACAATGTACCCTATGGAAAAAAGTAATGATATCATTAAGGGTAAGAAGCCTCCCAATGAATATTGAAATAAATCCTTAGAATTGCGCATTAATTCTAACATTCTAGATAAATATTCACCTGCTTTTACGTCTGTATAATTTTCTTTATACGCTTGGATTGTATGTTCATATAGTTGTTTGCGTATATAATTCATATATCCAGGTACTAAAATGGATTCGAGATGATGTTTAAATCCATAGGTAATAGTAATTATTATCCAAACAACGAATAGCAGCAATATGGTACCCGATACATTCATCGTTCGAATATTTTCATAAATATTTTCTATTTTTTCATTTTTAATTTTGTTCAATTTATCAAAGAGAATTCCATATAATCTGGGGATGGCGACAGACTCTAATGGGAAATTAAAGAAAATAGCTATAAAATATAAAAATAAATTTCTATAATTGCTTTTTAAAAAGTTGAATATAAAAATATCGTAAAACATCTTATTATAATAGAATAGTATAATATTATAATAATGAAAAATGATTTATATGCCATATAAGAGAATCGAACTCTTATTTCATCTTCGCAATTAAGATTACTCGTGAACCAACTATGGCTAATATACATATATATATTATAATTCAGGATAACTTGGTTGCATTAGTATTCCACATTGACCTTTCCCGTCGTTATATTCAGTTCCTTGGGCCAGCTTAATGTATCCATTATCCCCCCACGTTGTACCCCAAGAATTTTTTACTAAATAATATTCTAAATTATCCTCATTTCCATACCCTACTGCCAACACTCCATGGTCTAAATTAGTTCCACAAGTATCTGTAAATACACCAGATTTATATAGTTGGAATGATTGTTGATCTGCCTCAATTGCAATTGAAACTGGTTGCATCATTAATGCAGATTTGAATGCATTGTCAGAATTGGGGTCTACATCAACGAAAGATTGAATTTCACTATTTTCAATTACAGAACAAGTAGATTCACATACACCAGGTTGTTTGGTTGTTCCAGAGACATAAGGGTAGTCAGTCTCGCTACACAATCCTTTATTATGTTCAATCCAGGTAAAAGCATTGTCCATTAGTCCACCATTACATCCGTGATCTTTTCCGCCATTTTTCAAATTATCACAGTCGACTAATTGTTGTTCTGAAAAAGATGGCAATATACCATATTTCACGTAATATGCACCTTCTAGTGCACCTGTTGTAGAAAAACTCCAACAAGATCCACACTGTCCTTGGTTTTTCACAGCAGATACCCCCCCTTTTTTTACCCAATTTACTTCGCTGTCTAAATCATTTGTTTTTTTTGAATCATCACATCGTTGATAACACAGCATTTGTCCATCGGTTGAGGATTCTTGATCTCTCAAACAACTCAATTTACAAAGTTCATTTTTTATTGACGTGGATACATTGTCTACCTCATTATCATAATCGGAATCGTCGCAGTATTGATAGCATATTAGTTTCCCATTGATTGACGATTCTTTATCACTCAAACATTTAAATTTACAAAGTTCATTTTTGATAGGCTTAGGCATCTTTGGAAATGTTATCGAGGTTAACCCGGTATGATCTTTAAATTCCTCAGTTGTCATACCTGAGAAATAATTGTGTCCAAGAGTAAATGACAAATTTTTACTATTTACGACATCTATATATTTATCGTTAGAAATCCAGGTTTCAAATGTATGTTGCATTTGATCATTGTCTATAAAACGATGCTCAAAGGTGGTTGCCCAGTCATCAAATCGGTCTTTTAAAGAACAAGAACAAACAATAGCAGGAAATAGAAAAAAATAAAAATAATTCATTTTATATATAAACAACTAGTTTTTTATATGATTCTATTATTCTATTATTTGCAGCTTTATCTTTTTTCGGATATTGTCTTCGCCTATGAATAAAAACAATTTGAATAGTTTTTTTGAATAGTTAGCCATATCTTGTTCAGTTGTTATCCTCGATATAAGATTCAATTCTTCTAAATAAACATTATAGGTATATGACCCATTCATTCTGTGCATTTTATCGAAAATTACACCATTGTGAGTTTCGTTCAAATATGTCGGTTTATTTATACAGCTAAATAACAATGAGCATTCATTTTGTATTTTCTTAATAGATCTCATCGAAATATTTATATAATCTAATTTATCAATCCATTCTAATAGAAATTTTTTGGCCGAAGAACTGATGCTATTAACGATTTTATATTTTTCAAATATGATAATATGATTCAAGAGATCAATTAATCTACGAATCGGACTAGATACGTGGACATAAGGTGTTAGGTCTTTATGTTTGCGTTTAGACATTGAAAGTGGTATTATATCAATTAGGGAATGGTCTATAACCGCGTTTTCGTTATACTGAATATAATGGCCAGACACATTATTCCAATTTTTGATTGTCCGATTTGCATTTTCTGACAAATTATATTCATCTATAGACGTGTCGATGTGAGATTTCGTTATAATAGACCGGAAGATTCCTATTTTATCATTTAACAATTTAATTCCTGTAGTCGCGTTCACCATAATCATCCAATAAGAGACCACGTCGTGGCTAGTGATAACCCGCTTATCCATTAAATGCGTTATATTGTATAATTTACTATATACGACTTCGTTGTATAAAAGAGCAGTTTCTTCGTATCTGTAATTTTTATGAACTTTGATCAAGACGTTTCTATATGTAAAATCAGTATCCATTATGTTGCCATCATTATCTACTTTAATATCAAATGCAAATGCGAATCGTTTAGTCTTTTGTTGTAAACTGCATAATGTATCTGATAAAACTGACGGAAGCATAGGTCGTTTTCTATCTGGCAAATAGATAGTAGAAACACGATGACTAAACGTGTCCCACAATTCTAATGTTTCTAACCACAAAAATACATTGGCAATATATATAGAAATTTCCGACCCTATCTGTAAACCGTGCTCAATGATTGGTTCAATACTAAGTGCATCGTCAAAATCTGAGGTGTTTGCTGGATCAATAGTAATAATCCGCCGATTGCTTCTGTCTTCTATTTTAAAGTTAGGATTATCCATTATTTGATCAATATACACGTCGTGTGGTATTTTATTCAGAACTGTGCGCGTCTTGTTTATAAAATCTTTCGTAGAGACGTGTAAACTCTTGCAGTATAACTGATATTCATAAAACACGTCCAAATTATCAACGTTTCCTAACGTATTCAATAACAATCCCCTGGGATGTTTTTCATTCCAATGCTCATATTTGAAAATAACATATTTATTCAGCATTTTCTTTTGAAACCCAATTTTTATATCGTATGGAATCAAAAATATAGGTAAATACTTATCATCTGGTATGCATTTATACAATAGACGTTTATTATTAGAAACTCTTCCATATGTTTTGTTATTTTCCAATACAAGTACACCTGCAATAGTATGTGTAGTCTTAATTATTGATTTATCAATAATTAATTTGTTATCTTCATCAAAGCATATAGTGTCTCGGCTGAATAATTTACTAACTAACGGATTTACTGTTTTTAAAATAGGACATTTTTCCACATCGATAACTTCTTCATTATCGACATTTTTGAATTCCCATTGACTATAATTCCGGTCATTGATATATATTTGAAATTTCATTTATAAAATTGATAATCGTTTCTAATTATTTAATTTAGCATATTCATAATCAATTTTCATTTATGATGAAAGTAAATTATACCTATCCAACAATATTCAATTATAAAAATGTTAAAAAAAGAGGGGGTCGAAATATTTTTATCAATAACTGGATTAAATCAATCCAAAATAACAAGGTTAGTCCCGAGTTTATCTTACATACGGGCGTGAATGCAAATAATGATTTGCCGTCAAATAATTTAAAAAAAACTAAGATTGATTGGAGATGCTGTCGGTCCAACAATAAGGTAATCGATAATATAGAATCAGTATGTTGTAGTATGAATCATTTCTATGGCGAGTGCAAATGTCTTAAAAAGTATAATTAACACCCGAACTACCACGTCTGTATATTGAGAACACATTTTATGCTTTATACAAATGTAATAAACATATTGTATCTTATCCATTAATGCCTCCAAAATATTACAAAAAAAACAATTATTCGAAAATACAATCGAACAATCTCAATAATGCAAAATTTTTGGTTATAGTTGAATCCCCATCTAAATGTGCAAAAATAGAAAATTATTTAGGTGTAGATTATTGTTGCATTGCAACAATAGGACATTTGCGGCAAATTGTAGGATTGAAGTCAATCGATACCAAAAATGATTTTAAACCAAGTTTTACATTGATTCAAGAAAAGAAAAGCCACATTGATAAAATGAAAGATATTATAGATCCGTTCCCCCACGACAATATATATTTGGCAACAGATGATGATAGAGAAGGCGAAGCAATTTCGTGGCATATATGTGAGATTTTCAACTTACCAATAAAGACTACTAAGAGGATATTATTTCACGAAATTACAAAATCGGCGATTACTGAAGCAATTAATAACCCAACAATAATTAATATGAAACTCGTTATGGCCCAACACGCGCGACAAATTTTAGATATCATTGTAGGTTATAAAATTTCTCCTTTTTTATGGAAACACTTATATAATAATTCAGAAAATTCTCTTTCTGCCGGAAGGTGTCAAACCCCCGCGTTAAAATTAGTATATGATAATAATGAGGAAAGAAAAACGGATTCTAGTAAGAAATATTTTAAGTTGACTGGTATTTTTACAGATAAAAAAATCAAGTTCTTGTTATCAGATACAATGGAGACCGAATCGGAGTGTGAACATTTTTTGAAATTATCAAAAAATTACAAGCACCAACTACATATACA